CTGAGAACGTAACCTACACATTCAGCAACCCGCCTGCCTCTGGGCGCGCCTTTGGCTTCACGCTCAAGATCGTCCAAGACAGCACAGCCCGCACGATCACATGGCCTGCATCTGTTGACTGGGCTGGTGGGTCTGCGCCTGATGCTCCTGCAAGCAATGAGGTAAACATTTATGCCTTTATTACCCATGATGGCGGCACGACTTGGTATGGCTTCTTGGCTGGGGCGGCGCTGGCATGAGTATTGCACGGATTATGATGCAAGCTGCTGCGGGGGTCAAAAAAGGTCCAGCAATTGGTGAAGCATTTGGTGGTGGTTTCTATGCTGGTAATATTGTTGAGGGGGGGACTGAGTATTATATTATTGTCGCACCTAAGTCTTCTGGTGAGAACTCAAGTAAAGAATTTAAGACTAGCAATACTGCCGCACCTTCAGCTACTCAAACACTAAACAACGGCCCTGCTGCATCCTCCTCTATGAACTCTGCAGCCTACCCAGCGGCACAGTTTTGTGAGGGCTTAACCATTGGTGGTTTTTCTGATTGGTATCTTCCTGCAAGGGATGAACTAGAGCTTTGCTATCGTAACCTTAAGCCCGGTACCACAGCTAACAACACGACAAATAGAGGAAAGTCTTCTATTACATACCCAGAAGGGAACGATCTGTTGGCTGACACAATGGGTGTTAATCGCAACAGTGACCCGACAGGTGCTGCTTATACTTCTGGGACACCTAGTCAAACTTCCGTAACAGCTTTCATAACGGGAGGTACAGAAGCCTTTAATTCGTTAGGCTTCTATTGGTCTTCTTCAGAGTATACTGTCACGGGCGCTTGGAGGCAGTACTTCCTTGACGGCTTTCAGCAGAACGCTTTTAAGAGCGGTTCGATCTATGTTCGTGCCGTCAGGCGAGTCCCTGTATAACTTGAATTTATCTAAAACAGCCACGAACAGATTGGAGACACACAATGTTCATCAAAACTACAAATGACCAGATTGACCAATACCCTTACACGGTCGGTGATCTTCGTCGTGACAACCCAAACACTAGCTTTCCCAAGCGTGTATCTGACGAGATGTTAGCAGATTGGGGTGTTTACCCTGTTGCTAAGGCTGACAGGCCCAACGTAGGTCACACACAGAACCTCACAGAAGGCCAACCAGCCCTTGTAGACGGTCAATGGCAGCAGACATGGGTCATCACCGATGCTACGCCAGAGGAAGTATCTCAGCGGGAAGCACAGCAAGCAGACGACATCCGTAATACCCGCAACCAACTGCTGTCTGACAGTGACTGGACCCAGATTGCTGATGCTCCTGTTGATGCTACAGCATGGGCTACCTATCGTCAGGCTTTGCGCGACATCACGGATCATGCTAACTTCCCTTATCTGGGCGAGGATGATTGGCCCGTTGAACCCGCATAAGGGAAACACAAATGGCGCTTATCCCGCTCAATATCCCAGCAGGGCAGTATCGCAACGGCACTGAATACCAGTCTCTTGGCCGGTGGCGCGATGGCAACCTGATCCGGTTCCATGAGGGTTCTCTGCGTCCTGTTGGCGGTTGGCGTCAGCGGGGCAGCGTAGACATTGCGGGCGTTGTCCGTTCGATGCTTGCATGGGAAGACAACAGCAACAGCCGCCGGTTAGCATTTGGCACGCATGACAAGCTGTTTGCTATGACCGCTGGTAATGCGGTGACTGACATCACGCCTGTCGGATTCACTGCCGGGCGGGTGGATGCCACGCTGTCTGTCGGCTTCGGGGCCAGCACATACGGCAACCAGACGTACGGCACGCCACGTCAGGACACTTCAACGCTGTTGCCTAGTACCACTTGGTCGCTGGATAACTGGGGCGAATACCTTGTCGGCTGCACGGCTGATGACGGCAAGCTGTATGAATGGGAATTGGACAACGCTACTCCAGCCGCGCAGATTGCCAACAGCCCCGAAAATTGTTCCGCAATGATGGTGACGGAGGAACGGTTCCTGTTTGCTTTTGGTGCTGGCGGGAACCCACGAAAGATTGCGTTCTCTGGCAAAGAGGACAACACAGTCTGGACGCCGCTTGCGACCAACGAAGCGGGCGACATCGAGATCCAGACTAACGGCACGATCCTGCGCGGCCTGCGGACCCGTGGGCAGGCGCTGATCCTCACCGATCAGGACGCCCACACAGCGACTTACCAAGGCCCGCCGTTCGTCTATGGATTTGAGCGTGTTGGCACGTCCTGCGGCCTGATTGCGGCCAACGCGGCGGTTGCGATTGACATGGGCGTTGTCTGGATGGGCAGGCGCAGTTTCTTTACATACAGCGGCGGTGCTGTGCAGGAACTGTCCAGCGAGGTCAGCGATTACGTTTTCAGCGACTTCAACACCGATCAACGGTCAAAGGTTCACGCTTTGGTCAACAGCCGCTGGAATGAAGTCTGGTGGTTTTATCCAAGCGGGGCGAGCGTTGAGTGCGACCGCTATGTCGTTTATGACTACGCGCAGAACGTTTGGTCCACTGGTGACATTGACCGGACGGCGGGTGTGGACAGCGGCGTGTTCCGTCAGCCAATGTGGATCGCTGCCGACGGTGTTCTATATGAGCATGAGGCTGGGTATTCTTACAGCGGTGCAACGCCATTCTGCGAAACCGGCCCAATCACGCTTGGCACCGGCGATCAGGTAATGAGCGTGCAGCAGTTTATCCCGGACGAAAGAACTTTGGGCGATGTCACGGCTACGTTCAAAACGCGGTTTTATCCAACTGCAACTGAGCGTAGTTACGGGCCATTCAGCATGGCAAACCCGACCAGCATGCGGTTTACCGGGCGTCAGGTGCGGATGCGAGTTGATGGCAATGCGGCGGCTGACTGGCGCGTCGGCATAATGCGGCTGGACGTTGTCCCCGGTGGCCGTAGATGAGCCGTGTGATCCCGCCATTTACCACCGACGCCAAGGCGTGGGTTGAAAACATCCGCCGGTATCTGGCACGCGCTCTGGACCAGTTGGGTGCGCTTGATGCGAGGGCTACGGCGGCTGAGAACGGCGTGCTGCTGTGGGACCGCGAGAACAAGTATCCGGTGGTGTCGCTTGATGGCGAATGGCGTCAGCTTGTCATTGCCAATGGCTTTGGGTTTCTGACGCAGGACAATGACATCACTGCGGCGGCGTCTAACACTGCCTATCCGATTGTCTTTGACGCGCCGATGGCTGGGTTTTCGGATGGGATTAGCCTTGGGGCATCGCCCAATCAAAGCCGGATTATCTTTGAGGAGGGCGGCGTTTATTACCTGACCTTCACTGCGCAGGTTTACAGCACAAGTGGATCGCAAGTTGATTTTTGGTTTTGGCCGAGGATCAACGGCGTTGATGTGCCATCTGGCGCAACGCGCGCGAGCCTGCATGACAACACATCAACAAAGCCTGTCACCAAGGGCGCTATCTTTAGCGTAAGCGCCGGTGATTACCTTGAGGCTTGCTGGGCAACAAACGATCACACAACGGCATCGCTTGAAGCATTTGCTGCCACTGCATTTGCGCCCGCCACGCCGTCTGTGTCTCTGTCAGTTACGAGGATCAGGTCTTGAATATCATTGACCATTGCCGCCCGTGGATTGATGACGCGCTGGAATATAGCGGCGGAACCCACACGTTTGATGACGTTTCTGAGCGCATCCTTGAAGGCAAGCTGCAATTGTGGCCTGCCGAAAGGGGGTGCGCTGTCACAGAGATTGTGATATATCCAAAGAAGAAAGTCCTGCACGTTTTTTTGGCTGGCGGCGAGATGGATCAAATCATTGATATGATCGACAGCGCCGTGGCTTGGAGTAAGACACAGGGCTGCACCAGCATGACAATCGCAGGGCGACATGGATGGAAGCGGGTTCTTGAGAAATACGGATACAAGCCGGTGATGACGGTCTTGGAAAAGGAGTTTGAATAATGTCAGGCGGTAAGGGTGGAAACACTACAACTGAAGTTGCAATCCCTGAGTGGCTTGAGAGCGCAGCGCGCCAGAACATTGGCCGTGCAAATGAGATCGCGCAGATTGGCTATGTTCCATACTACGGGCCAGACGTTGCGGCAATGACGCCAATGCAAATGTCAGCCGGTGGCAACATCAACGCGGCGGCTAATGCATTTGGCCTTGGTGCGCCTACATCTGCTGGGGCTGGTATGCCGACCGCGATGGATTACGGCGGCATGGGTGCTTATTCTTCTGCGCCGTTGTATGAGCAAAGCCTTTCCCAGCTTGAGATGCGTGCGCCAGGTCAATACGCGGCAATGCGTGCGCCGTTCATTGATCCGATCACAGGTGCGCCACCGGCGGCTCCATTTGGCAGTGGTCAAATGTATTCTGAGCCTGTGCTGCCACCCGTTCAGAATTTTGGCAGCGACCAAAGCTACAACCAAGGTTCGCGCAATATGTCTGACAACGGGTCAAGCGCAGGCGGTGTAAATGTCTTTAACACGCGGCAAGGGCCAAATTTAAATGGTCAAGCTGGATACGGCGCTGGTGGTTACACTGGCATCCGTGATGTTTTTGATGGCGGCGGGGCCGGAAATTCCAGATCTATCGGAATAGGTTCTGATCTTTCTCGGTCGTTGACTGATCCAACATATGATCCACCCGGCAACGTAATTACGCGTGCGCTGGGAACTGTTCGCCCCGAAGCCAGATCGGGCGATAGCATGGGGGGGGGCAAATAATGGCTCGTGGTTCAAATCCGGCACAAGTTGCTAGCCCTAGTGGAATGGGTGGAAAAGGCGGTGGGCAAGTCCAGCAAGCAACTAATCCAGCGGCGCAAAGCAACGTGTTTCAGCAAGCAACTAATCCAGCGGCGCAAAGCAACGTGTTTCAGCAGGCGGCTGGCGCTCAATCGCAGGCAATGCAAACTTTCAACAACTTAGCTAATGCGCAGTTTCAACCAATGCAAACTGCACAAGCTGGCCCAACTGCAATTTACGGCGGGGCGAACATTGCGCCAACACAAGCATTTGGCGGGGCGAACATCGCTCCAACACAAGCGTTTGGTGGGGCGCAAGTTGGCGCAGCGCCTACATTTGGTGGTGCTAATATAGCCGGAACACAAGCATTTGGCGGGGCGAACATCGCTCCAACACAAGCGTTTGGTGGGGCAAACGTAGCCGGAACACAAGCGTTTGGTGGGGCAAACATTGACCCAGTAACTAACATGCAAGCTGCAAACTTGGGCCAAGCTGCAACAATGCAGGGCGTGGGTCAGGTTGGCAGCATTTCCGGTCCGGGCATGATTGATGTGAACCAATTGGCCAGCACTGATTTTTCGGCATACATGAACCCATACACACAGCAAGTTGTGGAATTAGGGCAATCGGACATCGAGCGCCAAAGGCAAATGGCATCCGCGCAAATGGGCGCGCAGGCTCAATCCGCAAGGGCTTTTGGGGGTTCGCGCCAAGCAATACAAGAGGGTGTTTTGGGAGGGGAGGCGTTGCGGCAAGCTTCGCAGCTTTCGTCTCAACAGCGTCAACGTGGCTTTGAAACCGCGCTGCAAGCCGGTCAATTTGACATTGGCCAGATGCAATCGGCGCGGACGCTTGCATCTCAGCAACAAATGCAAGCCAGCACGCTTAACCAGCAAGCGGCAGAAGCTGCTGCATTGCGCGAGCAAGCTGCCCGTGCCGGTAACATGCAGGCTGCCAATCAATTTGCTGCGCAACAAGCACAATTTGAGCAGCAAGCAAATCAAGCCAACATGGCCGCCGTTAATGCGCGATCCCAAGCGCAAGCAGGTCTATTTCAGCAAGCTGGTCTTGCAGGGTCTGCACAAGATGCAACTCGCGCGCAAGCGCAAGCAGGTCTACTACAACAAGCTGGTCTTGCAGGGTCTGCACAAGATGCAGCCAGAGCGCAGGCGCAGGCGGGACTGTTCCAACAGGCTGGTTTGGCTGGCTCTGCTCAGGAATCTTCGCGGCTATCGCAACAAGCAAACCTGTTTCAACAAGCTGGCCTTGCTGGATCGGCACAAGATGCAACTCGCGCACAAGCGCAAGCAGGTCTACTACAACAGGCTGGCCTTGCTGGTTCCGCACAAGATGCAGCCAGAGCGCAGGCGCAGGCGGGACTGTTCCAACAGGCTGGTTTGTCAAATATGGGCGCTTTCAATGAGGCTCAACAAGCGCAAGCGGCACGGCAACAAGCTGCAAACCAAGCGACCTTCGGCGGTCAATTCCAAGCTGCTGGCGTGCAATCTGGGGCGGCTGGTCAGCTTGCTGGACTTGGTCAACAGATGTTTGGTCAGGGTCAGGAAATCACACGTCAGCAGCAAGAGTTTGGTTTGCGTCAACAGGCATTGAACCAAGCGTTGATTGAAGCTGCTCGCGCCCAATACGGCGGCTTTGCCAACGCACCACAACAATCAATTGGGCTGCCCTTGCAGGCCGTTGGTGCCGCGAACATGGGGCAGGGAACGGAAACAGCTTCGCGCAATCCGGGCTTGTTGAATTACTTGCAATTCGGGGCATCTTTGTCTGACCGCCGCTTGAAGACAAACGTCACACCGCTTGGTGAGCGCAGCGGCGTCAAGATTTATTCTTGGGACTGGACAGACGAAGGCAAACGCATCGCCAGCCCAGACCAGCCCACAGTGGGCGTCATGGCCGATGAGTTGATGGAGACGCACCCGCACATTGTTCACCGCGCGTCTGATGGTTATCTGCGCGTCAACTATGGCGGGCTAAATATCTGATGGCTAGTGTCGGTCCAGACTTCATTCGGCAGGGCCTGCTTTCACGGGGCCTTCCGGCGCACATTGCCGAAGGCTTTGTGATGAACATTGCCGACGAAAGCGGGTTTAATCCTGCCATCAATGAGATTAGCCCGACGGTTTCCGGATCGCGCGGCGGCTTTGGCCTGTATCAGTTGACCGGTCCGCGCCGTGTTGCGTTTGAGCGTTTCGCAGCGGACCGTGGCGTTTCGGCATCTGACCCTAATGCCCAGCTTGATTTTCTGATGACGGAATTGCAGGGGCCAGAAGCACGGGCTGCGCGGTCAATCTTTTCAGCGCAAGACGCGCCGACAGCAGCGGCTGCAATTGCACGGGACTTTCTACGCCCAGCGCCGGAAAACCTACAGCGCCGGGTTGCCCGATACACAGGCATCACGCCAGAACAATCAGTCGCAAGAGATACACGACAAGCCCTTGGCTTTGACGCACCGACAGGAGCAACGCAAATGGAACAACAGCAACAGCCCGGCGGCATTCGCGGCCTGCTTTCCAACCCCGACTTTCTTGACAGCTTGGCCATCGGCTTTGGCGGGCTGACGCAGAACCCCAACCAAGCCCTGATGCAGATGTCTGCGGATCGGATCGCGGGGCGTGCGCAAACGCGGCAGGATACGCAATCCAAGAACAAGACCATTGAGTTTCTGCGCGCGCAGCCGGGCGGAGAACGCTTTGTGCAGCTTGTTGACGCAATCGGAGCCGTGGCCGCATTGAAGGCCTATCAAGACTCGCAGGAACCTGCGCCTGACCGTGGCCAGATCCTGAGCGCCGTGCAGATGCGTGAAATGTTCCCCGGCACACAGATTGAGGACGGTCTTTACAACCTTAAGCCAGACGGCACGGCGAACAAGGTCGGTGGTGGCGGCACGACAGTCAATCTTGACCAGCGTTCGGAAGGTAAGTTCGAAGAAGCATTCGCTACTGGCGATGCCAAGACAATCACGGACGTTTACAGCGCGGGTTTGATGGCGCAGCGCAACTTAGGCCGCATTGACCAGCTAGAGCAAGCACTAGCCTCTGCACCTTCTGGTGGCTTGGGCGTTATCAAGCAAGTGGCTGGTGAGTTTGGCATCGCAACCGAGGGATTGGGCGACCTCCAAGCCGCGCAGGCATTGATCAATTCACTGGTGCCTGAGCAGCGTCAGCCGGGTTCTGGCCCCATGAGTGACGCCGACCTTGCGCTGTTCAAGCAATCGCTGCCACGGATCGTCAACCAGCCTGACGGCAACCGGCGCATCATTGAAACCATGCGCGCCATCGCTGAGTATGACCAAAGCGGCGCAGCAATCGTTCAGCAGATGCGGTCTGGCGAGATTGACCGTGCGCAAGCGTTCCAACTTATGCAGCAGCGCCCCAACCCGCTTGCTGGGTTCCGTGCGCCTGCCGGTGATGCGCCCGCCGATGGTGCGCCATCAAGCGGTGCGCCTGCCATCCGCACATTTAACCCACAGACGGGCCAACTGGAGTAAATCGGCATGATTGAGATACAAGCGCCAGATGGAACGATTGTCAGGTTTCCTGCGGGGACTGACGACGCCACAATCCAGCGTGTCATGCGCGCGGAATACGGACAGGCTGTGCCAACACAACGCACTCGGACTGCATTGCAGGGCCTTACCTTGGGGCTGGCAGATGAGGCAGAGGCGGGCGTTCGTCGCGCGTTTGGCCAGCCTTACGATGAAACGCTTGCCGATATTCGCGGCGGGATTGAAGCCTACCGCGAAGATCGCCCTGTTGAGTCTATGGGCTTTGAGTTGGGCGGCGCTATTGTTCCTGCGTTAATTCCGGGCGGTGGGCCTGCAACGGCAGCACGCATGGTTGGTCGCGGCGCTCTTGAGGGCGGTGCGTATGCTTTCAACACCGGCGAGGGTGGCTTTGGTGAACGCGCGATGCGTGTCCCCGGTGGCGCTGCATTGGGCGGTGGTGGGGCTGTTGTCGCAGGTCAGGCCACGCGGTTGGCTGGTGGTGCCTTGGGGTCGCTGACTGATGCCACGCGCCGCCTTGTTGGCAATCGCGGATCGTCTATCGTTGAAAACGAAATCCAGCGACTTGCATCGCAGACAGGCAAATCTTCTGATGAAATTGCAGACGATATTCTTTCGGGGCGTTTGCTTGCAGAAAACAGCACTATTAAGGCGGCTGTCCGGGCATTGCGTTCTGGCGGCGGTGATGCGTCTCGGATTATTAATGAAGCCCTTGAGCCTCGCCCTGCGTCAACGCGGGCAGCGGCCCTTTCGGATCTTCGCCAGTATCTGTCTGACGTAGACGCACCAAGCGCATTGCAATCTCAGCGCAGAAGTGAGGATGTGGCGCGAGTGGCAGAGCGCGCAGCCTATGGGCAGTTCCGCAACATGCCTGCGCCTGACGATGTGGTTGAGGAATTGGCAAACACGCTGCGCCGCGTGCCTTCCGCCGCAGAGGAAGTCGCCATTGGCCTGCGCGCTGAAACTGGCGCAGCACCTTTCTTTCAAATCCTTGAGGATGGCAGCGTTCAATTTAGCCGAACCCCAACGGTTTCAGAAGTTGAGAGCGTTCGTCGCGCTGTCGGCAACCGTGCATCGGCTTTGTTCCGTGGCAGCATGGGTGGAGCAGGTGAGGCTGTAGCAGGCGTAGAGACAGGCCTTCGGGGTTTGCTTGATGAAGCCGTGCCAGAACTAAGCGCGACCCGTGCAACAGCCGCTGGAGTGCGCAAACAGCGTGATGCATTCGAGGCCGGGCGCATTGCATTGGCCGGTGACGTTAACGAAAAGCTGGGCGAGTTTGCGCGATTGAGCGACCCTGACCAGATCGAGGCATATCGCGCAGGCCTGATGTCAGCCATTGAAGCGCGGTCTGCAACTGGTTCGCGTCAAAGCATGATCCGCAACATGGCCAATGAGGAAACCAAAGAAGGCCGGATATTGCGTGAGGTTCTGCCGCAAGACGCTGTTGATGACGTGCTGCGTTCGGTTGAAACCGCAAGCGGTGCGCAAGACGCTGCATCTTTTGTCTTGGGCGGATCTCCAACGGCTGAAACCTTGATGGAGCAATCGCGTCAGGGCTTGGGCCTTTCTGTTGCCGATATTCGGGGCGCGCTGTCTATGGATGGCCGAGCGATTATGAATGTTGCGGGGGCTATAACTGATCGCTTCAAGCGCGAACTAAGCGACCCTGAACGCGCACGGATTGCCCGCATCTTGGTTTCTGAAGATGCTGACCTTGTTCGCCGTGCCATTGAAGATGATGGCGCATTGGCGGCTTTGCGTGATAGGATTGAACAAATCACGGCCACAGCAACGCGCGGCGCAACACGGGCTGGGGCTATCGCACCGGCGGAAACTGGTGGCGATATATCTGGGCAATCAATGCGCGGCCTACTGGCTCAATAAAGGACACGACATGGACCCCGAAGATATGATCCCCGAAGAAGTGTTGGACATCCTTGATGACGCTGGCGTGATCGAGGACGAAGAAGATACGACCACAGGCCCACAGCCGCTTGACGAGAGCGACATCCAAGCGGTGTTCTCTACCGCCGTTGAGGATGCGATTGATTTCATCGAAAGCGATGTCAGCGAGGGCCGTATCAAGGCCCAGCGATATTTCGACGGTGAGACAGACATCGGCTATGAGGACGGGCGCAGCAAGGTTGTAGCGACCAAGGTGCGCGACATCGTGCGGTCAATCAAGCCAAGCCTGATGCGGATCTTTCTGTCATCCAGCAAGTTTGTGGAGTTTATCCCGCGCGGGCAAGAGGATGTGCAGTTTGCCGATCAGGCCACGACCTACATTCACTGGAAGTTTAACGAAGTTGGCGGGTTCCGCATCCTATCCGATGTGTTCCACGATGCGCTGATCAAAAAGATGGGCATCGCCAAAGCCTATTATGAGGAAAAGACCAAGACTAAAATCTACACCTACAGCGGCCTGAACGACATGCAGTTTCAGGCGTTGATGTCTGATCCTGATGTCGAGGTCATTGAACATACGGAAACCACAGAAGCCGAAGCGATGGTTGCGCCAGAGATGGCGTTTGGCGCACCGCCTGTCACGTCGCATGATCTAAAGATTTCGCGCACGACATACGCTGGCGACATTGTGATCGACAGCATCCCGCCGGAGGAGTTTTTCTTTGACCGGAATGCCCGCACGATTGACGATTGCTATGTCTGCGGCCAGCGGACAGATATGCGCGTCGGTGATCTGGTGGCGATGGGCTTTGAGTTTGACGACGTGTTCAATCTCAATAGCAGCACCGACAATGACACGATCGTAGAGAGCGAAGAAGAAGCCCGGCGCGGCTACAGCCTGAACGGCAACGAAGACGAAAACGCCATTGATCCATCCATGAAGAAGGTGATGGTGACTGAGGCGTATATGCGCATCGACGTGGACGGCACGGGTATCCCAACGCTGCACCGCGCTATTCTGGGCGGCAATGCCTACAAGGTGCTGTCCGTTGAGCCGTGCGATGAAATCCCGTATGCCATCTTTGAGATTGACCCAGAACCGCACACGATGCTGGGCCGGTCTATTCCCGATCTGACAATGGACGACCAAGACACGGCAACGTCAATTCTTCGCGGCGTTCTGGACAACGTGGCAATGGTCAACAATCCCCGCATCGGTATCGTCAAAGGCAAGGTCGATGTTGATGACGTGCTGAACAATGAGATCGGGGCCGTGATCCGCCAAGACGCGCCGGGCATGATGGAAGTTTATGCCGTGCCGTTTACCGCAGGCCAGACCCTGAGTGCGCTGCAATACATGGACGGGCTGGTAGAGCAAAAGACAGGCGTCACACGGGCCAGCATGGGGCTTGACCCAGACTCCATGCAGTCAACGTCCAAGGTGGCTGTCAGCGCCACTATACAAGCTGCTGCGGGCCAGATCGAGACAATGGCACGCAACCTTGCCGAGGGCGGTATGCGCCGCCTGTTCGGCCTGATACTGCGACTGACGGTCAAGCACGCTGACGGCGAAAAGCTGATGCGTCTTAACAGCCAGTTTGTACCAGTTGATCCCCGCGTCTGGGATACGTCGATGGATGTGTCTGTGAACGTGGGTCTTGGCACCGGGCGCGAAGAAGAAAAGTCTGCCGCATACCGCGAAATCCTTGGGATGCAGATGCAGATATTCCAGCAGTACGGGCTGGGCAACGGTGTTGTTTCGCTGACAGGCATCCGCAACACGCTGGCCGATATGCTGGCATCGTCTGGCATCCGCAATGCAGAGCGCTACTTCAACCCGATGTCGCCAGAGATTGAACAGCAGATGATGATGCAGGCGCAACAGGCGCAGCAACAGCAGCAGCAAATGACTGATCCCAATCAAGCCTACATGATGGTTGAACAAGCCAAGGCGCAGGCGCGTATGCAGACCGACGCCCAGCGCGCCCAGCTTGACGCACAGAAGGCGGTTGCCGACCATGAGCGCAAGATGATGGAGATGTCGGCCAACATGGATTTGGAGCGCGATAAAATGGCGCAGCAGTTGGCTTTGGATAATGCCGAGTTGCTGGCGAAATATGGATTGAAGGCAAACGAAATGGCCATCAAAGCTGAACAAAACGCCCCGCGTGACCCAATGGGTGTCCCACGATGAGTGCTGAACAGAAGAAACAGCACGCGGAGCGCCTTTTGGCCGATCCTACTTTGCGCGAGGCGCTGGATATGGTAAGAGGGAAAGCAATTGGGGTATTCAAACACCCCATATCGTCGCAAGACGAGATTATGGAAGCGCACCGGATGGTCCGGGCGTTAGATGCTTTGGAGACGCAGCTTGTATCGTTCGTAGTGGACGGCAAGATCTCGGAGCATCGGAATAGGGAGCAGCACCGTGGATAACACGACTGCAACGGGCAGCATCGAAGATGTTGCGGACAATCTGATCTTTGATCAGGAACCTGCCGAGCAGGACGAAGTGATGGAAGCCGACGATCAAGACGATCAGGCGGAAGTTGCGGAAGCCGAGGAAGCAGACGAAACGGTGGACGAGGCAGACGAAGCCGATGAAACCGACGAGGATGACGACGCAGAGGACGCCGAGGAGACCGACGAGGAGCCAGCGCAATCGCTCTATGCCGTAAAGGTAAATGGCGAAGAAAAGCAGGTGACCCTAGACGAGTTACGCCGAGGCTATTCGGGTCAGGAATACATCCAGCAACAGATGCGTCAAGTTGCCGAAGGCCGTAAGCAGGTCGAAGCAATTTACAATCAGTTGCAGCAGGAAGCACAGCAAGTTGCTACGCTTCGCCAACGACTGGAGACTGACGGCATTCCCGCCCAGCCCAAGCCACCCGGACGCGATCTTTTTGAGAGAGATCCGATTGGATACATGGAAGCCAAGCTGAAATACGACGACGATGTCGCAGCATGGCAGGGTCAAGTTGGGGAGTTTGAGGCGGTAAGTAATCGCCAACGACAAATGCAAGAGCAAGCGCAGGCCTATACACTCCAGCAGGAGATGGCCAAGCTGACGCAGGTATTGCCGGAGATTGCCGATCCCGAAAAGGGTCCGCAGGTTCGCAAGGCGATGATTGACGTTGGTGTCGAATACGGCTTCGCGCCGGATGAGATTGCGCAGGTAGTTGACAGTCGGCAGGTTCGGGTTCTGCACGACGCCATGAAATACCGTCAGATGATGGCGGCAAAGGATGGCATCAAGCAGAAGGTTGACCGCGCGCGCCCTATGGTAAAACCGGGCGTCAAGCAGCCAACCAGTTCGGGCAAGGTGAAGCAACGCAAGGTCGCTGAAGGCCGAATGCGATCCACGGGTAGCGTTGATGACGTTGCTAAGTTTCTCTTGTCTTAATATAGGAGCCTCGAAATGGCTGTGAATGCAAACACCAACAAGACCTACGATGTGAAAACCATCCGTGAGGACTTGCAAGATGCGATGATTTCGATCTCGCCAACCGAAACCCCGTTCCAGAGCGCCATTGGCCGCAAGACTGCAACGAACACTTATTTTGAGTGGTCGGAAGTCGATCTGGCAGCACCAGCCGCAAACCGCGTGCTGGAAGGTGAAGCAGCACCCGGCAACGATGCGCCGACCAACGCTGTCCGCCTTGCCAACTACACCCAGATCTCTGACAAGGTTGTCGAAGTTTCCGACACCAACCAGAAGGTTAACGGTGTGGCCGATGCGCAGACTGTTGCCAAGCAGATCGCCTACAAGCTGAAAGAGCTAAAGCGCGATATGGAAGTGATGCTGCTGTCCAACGTAGCCGCCGTTCCCGGCGATGCGACGACAGCCCGCATCACTGGTGGCCTGCCAGCCTTCCTGCGCACCAACGTTAACCGTGGCGTTAGTGGTGCAAACCCAACGCTGTCTGGCACCACCACTGGCTATCCCAACGCGGCTGCAACTGACGGCACACCACGCGCCCTGACCGAAGCGATGCTGAAGTCGGTCATCGCTCAGTGCTGGGACAACGGCGCAGAGCCATCCATCGTTCTGTGTGGTTCGGCTGTGAAGCAGAAGATCTCTGCAACTTTCACCGGTTCGGCAACCAAGTTTAAGAACGTCGATGACATGAAAGTCGTCGCCGCTGTTGACCTTTACGTTTCCGACTTCGGCGAATTGCAGATCGTTCCAACACGTTTCTTGGAAACACGCACCGTAGCTGGCCGCGATGTGTTCGTTCTTGATCCAAACTACGCACGGGTTGCATACTTGCAGACCGTCACGCAGAAGCCACTGGCCCGCACAGGCCACGCCGAGCGTCGTTTGATCTCGACCGAGTATGGGCTTCAGGTTGATTCCCAGAAGGCACATGGTATAATTAGTGACATTAATGGCGCACTGTAAGCCATTATCATATCACGATTAAAGATTGGGGCGGCTTCGGCTGCCCCTTTCGCTTCCGGCTTGCGCCGGTAAAGCCAAGTTCTTTTTCCAAAAGAATACGTTTAGCAACAGCGCTTTCTATTGTGGGAAAAGTCCCGCAATACTTGCCTGAAATATAAAGCCGTATTTTTCCTGTCTTGCTGACAAAGACCCCAGCATGACCGCTCTTGTTGTCTGCCCTAAGGCCTGAGTTGCGCTGGTTTTCTGCTTGATTAACCAATCTAAGGTTTGCCAGCCGGTTGTCATGCCTGATCCCGTTCACGTGATCAATCTGGCCTATTGGCTCTTGCCCAAAAACCAGTTTCCAAATTAATCTGTGCGCCTTCAGTGATAAGCCTGCCACTGAACCTATTTTATATCCGTTGGCATCAATATGGCGAAGTGCCTCCTTGCCAGCATACCGCGTGTTCCATGTGTTGCAGATGCGCAGGTCATTGCCTTTAAACATTTCACGCGGGCGCGGCTTCCAGAACAGCAGCCCAGTTTCTGCGTTGTAATCCAGCAGTTGACGCAATGTTTCTACAGGTGGTAAGTCTTTGGCCATCGGAGCCTCCTTGGTTCGGTTTCGATCACGGCTCCGGCAGTTGGTCCTGCGCGGAGCCATTTCATTATAGCGGCATCCGGTAAAAATCCAAGGTGCTTTACCGGCAGCCATAAATCGTGTAACTTTCGGGCAACGGCTACAGCTAACCCCCTGAGGAAAATTACATGCCCAAAATCCGTATCACAACAGATCGCAAGCCGTGGCTAAACGGTAGCCCGCTTGAAGTTGGCACCGAAGTTGATGCAACCGATGCAGATGCGCGCACGCTGATTGATCTTGGCTTTGCTGAGGAAATCAAGGTTGCACGCAAGGGCAAGGGTGCCAGCGATGTATGATGTCCGCGAAAAGATGATCGAAGAAGACGGCAAGCTGCACATCACCCGTTCGCAGGATGTCAAATATCTAATCGACGAGAACAAGGCGCTGGCCGACATTGCCCCGTCTATGCACGGTGACGCCAAGTTTCGCCTTGCTGGTCGCATCCCGTTCGTCATTGCCGAGCAATGGTCTGCCGAGTGCGGTGCGGGTATTGGGACAAAAGAGTTTGCCCTTTATTGCAAAAAGAAAATGATGAACGGCGATTTCGCTGCGTTCCGGGTCAAGGGGTTCTGACATGGCTGATGAACCAAACACGCCAGACCATCGCTGGTATGAGCGCCGCAATAACATTTCACTGCCGAAAGAAGATTTCAGCCGCGATGTAATCTTTGACAGCGGCATTGAAAAGATTGATGCGTGGATTGCATTGCAGCCTTGGGGGACGGCATGAACGAAGCACTGCCATTCATTGACGCAGCAATGAAGTATCTAATCGTCCCAGCGGTTATTTGGGTTTGGATTCTGCACAAGCAACAAGGCATCCATTCAACGGATATTGCGGTTTTGCGCGCAGAGGCTAACGCACGCGACCAAGCCCGGCGCGAAGAACGCGAGGCGACTGCCGCCCAGCTTGAACAGATCATAAGCATGTTACAGACGCTCAACGGGCGCATTGACACAATGATGTCGGGAAACAGCAAATGAGGCGCACATTCGCACACTATAGCAAGGTTCCGCCCGCCGAATGGCCTTGGCATCATTTCAGCCCGCGCGAGATCGCTTGCAAAGGCACCGGCAAGCTGACAATAGACACCGAGGCAATGGATATGCTGCAACGCCTTCGCAGCAACCTTGGCAAGTCGTTGATCCTGACATCTGCATATCGGTCGCCAGAGCATAACCGCAAGGTCGGTGGGGCCAAGGCATCTAAGCACATGGAAGGCATCGCGTTTGATGTCCGCATGGACAACCACGATCCGCACACGTTCGAAGCTGCGGCCCGCGCGGTCGGCTTTACAGGTTTCGGCTATTATCCCAAGTCAGGGTTCATGCACATTGACACGGCAGAGCCGCGTAGCTGGGGGACACATTGGCCGCTATCCCCCACATCGTGGCCCACAGAGCCGCCCCGACAGCCTGAGAAGCTATCCGATGACAAGGACGCCCAAGCAGCCGCTGGGGCCGGTGTAGCGGGCGCTGTGGCCGTCGCAGCAGACTATCTGCCTGTCTTGGGTCAGTTGGCCCCCACGGCGCAGCTTGTGGCAGTTGTCGTGGCTGCTGGGTTCA